GGTGCTGCCGTTCCAGTGCTTCCTACGGAAAATCCGTATTGGGCTTGGAACTTGTCTAATGCGCGGGACATTAGCTATGCAGGGCAATCCGATAGGATGTGCCGTTAAGAGTCACGTTCAAGGACGCAGGGGCTGTTGCAACTGTGTTAACAGTGCCACCGCTGGAACTTGCAGTAAACTCAATGACGTTGGCGAAGTTAGCACCGTTGATGCGGACAGCTTTGTTCTTCGCCTTAATTGGACTGCGTTGAAACTCATCACTCATTTTATTTTCTCCTTAAAGTCGCACGTTTGATGCTATCTGGCGTGTACTGACTTCTGAATCTACTGCCAAGCTTTTGTTCCTGGCGATAGTACCCCTTCATTAAGTTTGTTTGATTGACTCCCAGCGGGTTGTCGAGGGGTTCGCCAACCCCCACTAGGCTCAATCTTTGCGGGACGGTGAATCGTTTAAGGTAACGAGGGACAGAATCCCTTTCGGCCACAGCCTTTTCCAGTTCGACAACTTTCCCATTTCTGGAGTCCTCGTACTGGTAAATAGGCATTAGCTATAGTTTTCCTTATCCGACTCCTCGGCCATCTTCATCATACGGTCTTCTTCGGACTCTTCGGGTACAGCGGATTCTTCTTCGGGTTGTTCGGCCATAGCATTGTTTACACGCACCATAGCCACACCACCTTCGATTTTCTCCACTACACCTTCCAATTCCACCATATCTCCAGCTTCTGGTGTGGCGTTTTCTTCGCCTTCACCTAGCTCGAACATAGAGATCGGCAATTTAACCAATCCTTCTTTCATAGCTGGTTTCTCCTTGGTGGAAGAGGCTGGGGAGGTTTTAGCCTCCCCAGCTTTCCGAGGACCCATACCAATGACTAGCATGGTTCCCATTTAATTATTAGCTGTAGTTGGACTTCGCAACGATGACTCGGAAGAACCGAGGATCGAGTTGCTTGGCCGCGTAGAACGTCTTGAAGGACGCAACAACACGCTGTCCATAGGGATCGCTCTTATCAGCAGCATCAAGGATCGTGACCTTCGGAGCGAAGGGCGAGCCAGAGGCGGCCAATGAGGACAAGCTAGGAACACCAAACGCGCCACCACCGAGGAGGACGTTGGCATAACCAGTGTTAACACCAGTTGTTCCTACGCTGTTTTCAGCGATACCAGAGGCGGAGGTATTGAAGGTCTGGACGTTGGTCGAGGAAATCACCGACACGCCAAACAATTTACCAATCTCACCTTTGTAGATGGCTTCGGGGTTCGAGTAGCTCGAAACCTTCAACCAATCATCGTCCTGCTGTAGATCACGGATAACGGCAGGATGCGCAACAAGCGCGTAGCCGTCCTTGATCTTAGGAGCGCGGGCGATGAACAACGAAGTCGCACCATCGAGCAAGTCGGTGGCGGTCATTGCGCTGTTAGCAACTGACGAGGTAGCCCAGGTCGTTCCGTTCGTTGTGTTTTGAGCATAACGAGCGTAGGACTTGACTGCTACACCAGTACCAGTGCTGGTCGAGGAATCCTGCACCAACGCGCGGTGACAGAGTGTGTCAGCGTGGAGGGCGGCATCTTCGCCGAGTTGTTTGGTGGCCTGCGCCAAGTGCGAGAACAATTCGGTAGCGAGAACAACATCCGTTAGGATGATCTTGCTTCCGTATTGGACAAGCGTGGCTTCAACCGAGGATAGCGTCAGATCGCGCTCGTCACCGCTGGAGGGCGTTGTGCCTTCCGACAGTGCCGAAATTGCGCTGATGCTTGGGTCCCCGAACCTAAAAAACCTTATGGTTTTATTTCCGCCAGTTTTGGTCGGGTAGGGGGTTTTCATTGCGAATTGCTCCATTTGGAGCAATGGGATTGCACGTTCCAATAACGCCTTCGAGAAGTACGTCTGGAACTGTGCGCTGACTGAACCAGTAGTTACCATATAATTAAGTATCCTTGTTTGTTATGACTACTCAACCTCTGTCAACTTCGCTTGCCATTTTCATCAATTCACGTTCTTGCTCATCAAGAGTCAGTTCGTGAAAAGCTTTAGTCTTGGCAGGACCTTTGGGTTGTCCAGACGCTGGAGTAGTCGCTTTTCTGAGTTGAGAAAGTTCTTTCTCATACTCTGCAACCTTTTTCG